TGTTGTTCCCTGAGTTCCATTCCCACCAGTTGTTCCTGTTGTTCCCTGAGTTCCATTCCCACCTGTTGTTCCTGTTGTTCCCTGAGTTCCATTCCCACCAGTTGTTCCTGTTGTTCCCTGAGTTCCTTGAGTTCCATTCCCACCAGTAGATCCAGTAGATCCAGTAGATCCTTGAGATCCAGTAGATCCAGTTGTTCCTGTTGTTCCTTGAGATCCAGTAGATCCAGTTGTTCCTGTTGTTCCCTGAGTTCCATTCCCACCAGTAGATCCTGTAGATCCAGTTGTTCCTTGAGTTCCAGTTGTTCCTGTTGTTCCTTGAGTTCCAGTTCCACCTGTAGATCCAGTAGATCCAGTTGTTCCTGTTGTTCCCTGAGTTCCATTCCCACCAGTAGATCCAGTAGATCCAGTAGATCCTTGAGATCCAGTGGATCCAGTAGATCCAGTAGATCCTGTTGTTCCCTGAGTTCCATTCCCACCAGTAGATCCTGTAGATCCAGTAGATCCTTGAGATCCAGTAGATCCAGTTGTTCCTGTTGTTCCCTGAGTTCCATTCCCACCAGTAGATCCTGTAGATCCAGTTGTTCCTTGAGTTCCAGTTCCACCTGTAGATCCTGTAGATCCAGTTGTTCCTTGAGTTCCAGTTGTTCCAGTTGTTCCTTGAGATCCAGTAGATCCTGTAGATCCAGTTGTTCCTTGAGTTCCAGTTGTTCCTGTTGTTCCTTGAGTTCCAGTTCCACCTGTAGATCCTGTAGATCCAGTAGATCCTTGAGATCCAGTAGATCCAGTTGTTCCTTGAGATCCAGTGGATCCAGTAGATCCAGTAGATCCTGTTGTTCCCTGAGTTCCATTCCCACCAGTAGATCCTGTAGATCCAGTTGTTCCTTGAGTTCCAGTTGTTCCTGTTGTTCCTTGAGATCCAGTAGATCCAGTTGTTCCTGTTGTTCCCTGAGTTCCATTCCCACCAGTAGATCCTGTAGATCCAGTTGTTCCTTGAGTTCCAGTTGTTCCTGTTGTTCCTTGAGATCCAGTGGATCCAGTATTACCTGTATTTCCGGTTGTTCCCGTTGGTCCTTGAGGTCCTGTTTCTGCTACCCAATTGGTAGTTGAAGCATCATAAACCTTGAATTCTTTGTTGGTGGTATCTCACCAAGATTGGCCGTCAGTTGGTTGTGTAGGAGCCGTAGCAGATGCATAATTACCTTTGTCTGTATAACGGCTATCACCCTCTGCGTGCGTTAAGATATCAATATCTTTAAACTGCTCGGCTCTAAATTTTGGCATTTACTTTATCCTACGTTTACGTGCTGATTCTTTTTTAGGTAATGGTTTCTTAGGATTTTTAATTTCTCTTTGATGAGCTTTATATCCGTCCTCAAAACCTTCTTGCTTAGCGTCCTCAATATCTGCGTCATAAGTTACATTTAAAGACGACAATAATCCTGTCATAAAAGATATTGAATCTTTCATTTCATCTAACTTCGCGGATTCTTTTGAAATAGTATTCTCAAGTTTTGCAACTTGAACTTGTGCTGCTATTTTATTTGACTCTAACTGCTGAACAAGTTCTCTCTGTTTTGAAACAGACTCTTGCCTAGCAGTTAGAATCGATGATGGTGTTTTCATGAATTAATTTGGTTTGTTATTAACTTACCGGTCCCCAAAGAGATATTTCATCCCCCGATGCTAAAGAGTACCCTAAATTACTTGTATTGACGGTGACAACTATATCGGTTGTTACATTTGCAATACTAGTAATAGCTTCTTTTTCTAACACTTGTCCATTAACAAATACAAGCCACTGATTCAAGTCAGATGCTGTTCCGGCCGAATGAAATGCTGAAGCTACTTGTTTACCTGTAAAAAGAGCTTCGCTGGAAGATGAATATGTTCCTGATGTATTGGCCAAAGCTGCAAACCATTGGTTTGGAGTTTGGGTATCAACATAAACTTTATTAGCTGCATCATTGTTAACTGCTGGCTGGTCAGTTAGAGTTATATCTTGTCCTGTGGGAACTACTGCTCCTGCATTCAAAGTTTGAGCAGACGTCCAAGTCATTGCCTGATCATCTAAATTACCATATAATGCTGTTGTATCAACATCAAAGCTATCAGCTCCTACTGTCGTATAAGTTCCATCTGGTACTGCGAAAGAAAATGATACAGCGCCTCCAATACTTCCAGATGCTGTTCCTGTAAGGCCATTCCCGGCTGTTGCTGTCCAAGATGTAGCTTCTAAAGTGTCGATTGCTCCCCTATTTTCGTCCAAAGCCCCTTCAACAGTTGTAGCTGTTATGCGGGTATTAGTGTCATGTATGCCGATCATGTGAGCACCTTTAGTATCTTCGCCAGAAACACCTAAATCTTGCCACGCGCCATCAAGGGCATTAAAAGCAACATTTACAGCAGAGTTAGTAGATACTTTTTTCTGGTTGGTTATTGTGCCGATTGTAATAGTATTATTATCTGTGTCTATCGACTTGTTAGTAAGTGTGTCTGTAGTATCTGGGCCAACAATATTTTGACTAGACCCTATATCCCCAAAAATCCACCTACTTGCTGATTCGTCCCATATAAGCTGAGCATCGTTTCCTGCGGCTCTACCTATCTGTATTCCACCATCAGAGGCTGTTTGAGCAACATTGCTAATATAGTTTAGCTGCATGATTGGATCTTCAGCCTGTACTTGAGATACATCAAACGATACTCCTGATCCTACTACCTCTAAATCACCCCAAACCTTTAAATTTTTAGGTGTACCTGTACTTCCTATATCGATATTACCAGTAAAGTCAGTTGTACCATCCACGATTTGATTCAACTGTGTTTGTATAGAAGAAGTAACACCGCCTACATAGTTTAACTCTGTAGTGCTAAGTGTTGCTCCGTCCAGCTTGTTTAATTCAGCTGCTGTCGTGGTTACAGCTGTACTACCTATCTGTAAACCATCCTGTACTATGTCGATGGTTCCGTTTACAGCTAATTCTCCTCCGACATCTACTGTAAGATTGGTTTGTCTAGTTAAGTCTATAATTGGCATTTATAAATCCTCCATTATTTATGTAATGACCTTTTGATAGTAAATTCCTATCATGTCGTTATTTTCTACATTAATGCTTCCTCCATTATTTAAATCATGGATTACAACATAATCGCTTCCAATATGAAAATCACTGGAAGTTTGTGTGTCTGTTTGGTCTGTGTTAGAGATGTAGTACACCCCATTTATTAACACGGTTACAGAACCATTTCTTATTCCTTCTCCTGACCCTAGAGTCAGTGTAAATTTATCTCCCAAAGAAACTGTAATTTTGTTAGATACTACAACCCTTTCATAATACTGGGCATTCTCTGTTTCGAGCTCGTCTATTCGTGACTGAAGAATAGTATCATTACTGTTTCAAGTTTGCCTGCCATTAGCAAAGGTAGATATTGCAGAGACAGTTTGTATTACTTCTGGCATCGTATTATTTAGGCGTTATCATAATCTTCTAAAATTACAATAACAAGTACCTCAGATACTGGTACTGTCATTTTATCGCCATTAGTATATGTAACTTGGAATTCACCTAAAAATACGCCAGCTGTGTCTGTGTTAATCGATGCCCAACTATAACGTACTGCTCCCGTCTCTGCATCCACTATACTACACGATGCTGCGCTAACTTTTATAATTTTTGTGTCTACATCTATCATAGTAAAAGTGACACCAGATGTTGCAGTAAGGTCTATGTACTCGCCACCCTCTTGCAAATTAACGTCTAAAAATGGTCGAGTATCGTGTCTTTTTAAAGTAAAAGTATCAGTCATTGTAATTAGGCCTATTTGTTTATTTTAAGTTTATAGTTCTAAGTTTTTGATCCACAGTTGTAGATGTTTTATTTAATGTTTTTACCTTTAATTCGGATTTTGTGGTACTGGTAACATTCAAAAGATTTTTCTCCATAGTTTTAATGTATAAAAACACGTCATTAAACGTTAGGTTAGCAAAGTCAGAATCAAAAGTAGATAGGCTTCCCCACCCTACAGCATCAGTTAGTGGGTAAATTTGGGGGTCTTCTCCCAAATCCTTTATATAATTTTCAAATATTCTTGTTAGTACTAACATAATGTAAGTTTCCTTTTTAATATAGACCTAAGGTAAAAAAATGTCAACCACATTTATAAAAAAGAAAGGCCGAACAATGCCGGCCTCTCTCCTATAAAAAACTATTACTTTTACTAACTATGAGTCAGTTCCGGTAAATGTCATTCTTGCCATTGCACGTGAGTTCCCAATACCAATACCGATACTTTCATAAGCTGCCCAAGAAATGATATTCTTTTTCTTTTCAATCCAGAATTTAGTATCATTTAATACACAGAACTGTCCCAAGAAATCTTGAGCAGTAAAAGCATAAATTTTGTCATTTAAGAAATCTGCGCCTGCCTGATCTTTAACTTTGTTAGAAACAACAAGTCTACGTCCTAAGAACGTAGCGTATGTGTAACCGTTAACATGAGTTTCTGATCCAATAGCATCACCTGCTGTAGTAGCCGCATATAAGAATAAACGGTTATACATAGTTGAATCCATTAACAAAACCTCTGCACGTAACTCGTCGCCATCAAGTTTATCAAACAATGTTTTCATGTCTAATTTCTTGATTGTTCCATCATTAGCAAATGTTGCATTAAAAGCTTTAGAAGCTTCCATTGCAGAATCAACTGTTTTCAAGAACGACTCGTCTTCTGTACGTTGAATATCAAGTACAGAATTACGCTCGATAACTTCAGTAAGAGGCATATCATATGCTAGTAATTCTTCTTCTGTCTTCTGGAAATCTTCACTAGATACCATGTAGAAAGGAATTTCATAGCGTTCGCCCATTACGTAGTTAGTTGTAGGGTTACCGCGGAAGTTAACAGTCATAGCTTTTGAGTCTGGCTCAATGTCTACGATTTTAACTAATCCATCGTGATTAACTGATCGTTGTAAATCAACCTTAGTAACGTACTGTGGTTGAATGATCTTACGTGCGAATGAAACTTCGCGAAGCTTCTGTCTAATAAAAGCAGAACCTTCCTGAGCTACTTTTTCAAGTCCTTCAGGGGAGTTCAACTTCTGAATAAACAGCTCATTTATTGTTTGTGCTGAAACATTATCCATTATCTAATCCTCCGTTAAACCGTTGTAAACTCAATACAGTTATTAAATGTAGACCCGTAGTACTCTACGCCGTCCATATCTATTTTCGTCGCATAACCGACTACAACCTCCGACCCTGATGCTACAGCTAACTTCCCGTCGGAGCTCACCGAAAGGGGATCACCAGCAGAAATACCGGAAGCTACAACTTGATCAGTTACAGCATGAAGCTGTCCCATCAAAATTGTTAGTTTTCCAGTAGCATCAATGTCAGGACTGAAGCCTGCAGCAGTAGTGCCACGATTTTCAGACCAAATTGCATAAGCTTTAGCGCCTGCAGTTGGAAAATCTAACTTTCCTGTTGCATCGTATGCAGCCCATGTTCCAGTTACAGCTGCGTCGGTAGACGCAAATGCACTTTCAACATCAATTCGGTTCAATAGATTTAAACTACTTAAAATTTTAAGCATTTTTAAAATCCTCCGTATTATTTATCTTATTAATCCTCTAACAACATTCTTGTCAGAGGGTCTATCGTACCATCATCTTGAAAGCCCGTACTAAGAGTGCCAAAAGATAGGCCTTCTTTATTTAGTTCTGCTGCTTTCTCAATAATAGTAAGTTCGTCATAAGTCTTATGACGATAGTCTTCAAAAACTAGGTTTATATCCTCCGCAGACAGGGCTCCAAGCTTATACAGCTTTAGAGTCAAATCATGAGCAGTTTTGTACAAAGTAAACTCATCAGTTATACCGTCAAGTTCTCCTTGTAATTGTTTTATGGCTTGCGCCGCCTGTTTTTGAAGAGTGTCTTTCACTGCCTGTTGCTGTTACTTGCTATCTACTGCATTTACTTCAGCAATAAAACCACGAGCCATGATCTGACCAGCTTGATGGTACTCAGCTACTTTGTCCATAGCTTCTTCCTGCTCTAAGTCATAATCAATCATCATTTCAGCTAATTTTTCGACGTCAGCTTCTTCATAGTCATCGCCGTACTCTTCAGCTAAAAGTGAGTCTGCTGCTTCAGCATACTTAGTTAAAACTTCGATTTTTTCTTGATCAACAGCTACTGCTCTGTCTTCAGCTTGCTTCTCTGCTTCAGCCTCGCCTGCTGTTTTCATCATGTTATCATATACTTCTAATAGATTTGCCATTTTAATTACTCTCCTGAATATTTATTATACAAATTATGCATTATTAAGTCTGCTCCAGCTAATTTTTCTTCCTCGACAGCTTCTTCAGTAACTTCTTTAGTAGTTTCTTCAGTAGCTTCCGCTTCCTTCGTAACTTCTTCAGTAGTTTCTTTAGTAGCTTCTTTAACGTCGTCAACCATACTATCTACAGTTTCTGACGCCATTTTGTCGAGCTCGTCCATAAAAGCTCTTGCCATTACTCGTCCTCGAGCATCAATTTCTTCAGCTTCTTTTTCAAGGTCTGAGTTAGAATCTGCTTCTTCAGTAACTTCTTCAGTAACTTCTTTAGTAGTTTCTTCAGTAGCTTCCGCTTCCTTCGTAACTTCTTCAGTAGTTTCTTCAGTAGTTTCTTTTTTATCAGAACCTTCTTCTAGTTTTTCAGCAAAAACTTCCTCTGCTGTTTTTTCCTGTTCTAAAGAAGCGAGAATTTGGTCAATATTTAAACCCATTGATCTATTCCTCCACTTTATTATTAGTATTACTCATTATTAAGTCCCTATACACAGCGTTTAACTCGACAGAATTGAGATCAAAGACAGTTTCTGCAGTCTTAGAAAAAGACTTAGAAAGCTTATTTGAACCTCATACTCCGCCGGATGTTGCTGCCATTGCAGATAAAAAAGGATGTTTTCTTACAAAATTTTGAAACTCGGAAATAGGAACCCCCTTCCTAGATTTATTCTCTTGCATGAAAGAATATGTATATGATGCTGGAACAGCAAACAATGAAAGCTCTAAAAATTTAGATACACTTCCAGCTGTTTTAGTAAACAAGTGATCTTGAAACGCCATTGTTCCCAATGCTCCGGCTCCTACCATTAAGGGCATTAGCCAAGGATGGGTGGTTAAGAATGCTTTAAACCCACTTTTGGATGGACTCATTGCAAACTTACCGGCTATTTTCAAGTATCCCACATATAATCCTCCTAATATTCCCATAGGGATTATAGGATTTTTATGTGGCGTTAACTTAGGCTCTTCTTTCTGAGAAAAAAGAAGCTTTGCTAACAAACTTCTATCATGCCCCCTCTCTGCACCTGGGTACTTAGAGAATGCATTAAAGTTACTATCCGTTCCTTGCGCAAGCTTAGTTAATACTCTAGCTGTGACTAACTGCTTTGTCATGGACATATATGGTACATCTTCTTCTAACAACCCTGCTATTTTCTCACTAAAATTATCTAAAGATAAGTCGTCTGGAATTACCGCTTTTACGTCGCTAGACACCTCAAAGCATGTTCCTTCCTTCTCTAATTTATCAGCTAAATCTTTTTTTCCAAGAGAGTAAAGTGCTAATTTTTGAAAATCCTCTTTTTTAGGAATAATCCTAAGTCCAAGAAAAGTGGAAAGCACGTCGTTCAATGGGTAACTTGACAACTTCTCAAGTTTTTCTTTGTCAAATCGAGGCTGCGAATTATAAATTAAAAGTTTTGGGTCTGACTCTATATTTTCTATCTCAGCAGACACTTCTTTTTTTATAGTTGCAGTATTCTCTAATTCAGCTGTATTAATCATATTTCCTTCTTTCTTTAGCATTTCAGCTCTTTCTGCGCTAGACACTACTCTCGTTTCTTCGACACTTGCTACCTTCGTAAGAAATCCAGCAGTCCTATCCGCAGGGATTGTCACTACACTTAAATCAAAAAACTTGGGCATAGTATTTATAGCGTAGATTTTTTGCCCACTTGGTAATACTTCATTCATTCTGTATTTTAAATGATCGCAGTATTGCTTTAAAGTTTTTGCCTTGTTTCCACATACAGAGCAGCAATCATATGGAACTCTGCAATTATGAACTGCCCAGTTGTTGACAACGTACGAATTATCCTTCTCCACTTCAAAATTGTACACAGGCCCATTATAACTCTGACTTTCAATATGGTCTATCTTCACTAGCATAAAGCTTTCGTACTCATACGGGCCGCCTTTACCTGACTGGGATTGTTTATCAATTGGCTTTACTTTATTACAATATGTAGCTAGTCTCGAATTCTGGTCCCCAAAAAACCTTAGAATGTGCTCAGTCGTATCTTCAGATGAAAAACCTTTTCCTGCTTTATGGTTATTTACTCCTAATGTGGACTTCATATTAATCGATAAAGCTAGCCACTGAATCTGCTCTAGCAATTGTTTATTACAAGAACTTATATATGCCTGCCCATCATGAAAAAACCCGTCTCCAGATATGTATGCTCCAAGAAAAACTAACTTTGCTTCTTCTGACCAAGAAAAAATATCTTTGTGCAAATGCTTCTTATTAGAATACTTTCCACAATATTTCAAAGTCAATTCCTTTAAATCTTTGTTATATATAGTTACAGATAAGGAGCTATCTGAATGTGCTCTAGTTCTCATACTAACAGTGAGGTCACTATAATCCTTTGCCACTTTTTCAATCTCGCTCACAAGTTGGTCATCTTTATGCACACTAAATTCTACCCCATTATCGTTCGTATGTGTATGACCTTCAGCTAAATACCAACCTAGTAATTTGGCTTTTTCTGTAGAGCACGCCACTTCATTTTTTACTTGCGGTTTTGGCCAAACTAGTAGCTCTTCGCCAGTTAATTCCTCGGACATTTTCCAAACAGCTTCATCTAATGAGATATTCTTATTTCTTACTAAACGGCTTTGCTCATCTTTTGTAAAAAACGTAGTGGGCTCTATTACTAGCCAAGGATGCTCCTTAGTTGATTCTATAGGTTCTCTGTGAGTTCCCACAGGATTAATCGTATACATTGTACCGCTGTAATCCCTTGGGTGTAACTCAGTTACTTCCCCGATGCTTCCTGTATGTGTTAAAACTTTGTCACCTACCTCTATCTCAGAAATAGGTTTTTTACTCATGTCTTCAATAACAACAGGAGTTTGTGCTGTGAAACATCCCATACTAACACTCGGTAAGTCGCCATCTTCCAGCCTTTTCACAATTGGAGTGGCTTTTTCATTGTCCAATTCAAGAATCAATTCTACTCTCTTCATCCTTGGATTGTAGTGGGAGAAAACTACTTTTCCCATTGACTTCCTTGGGTCTTTATTTACATGATGTTTGTAAACATGTCCTAAAGCCTCAAATGTTTTATGATACTTCTTTAATACTCCTTCTGGAAAATAATCGCCATTACGATTACTTCCAAAGTATTCTCCAGCAGATAGCGCGTTTACAAGCGCGTAGAGTTTCCCTTCTTTTGAGTCTATTGCTTTAATGTACTCCTGTAATTCTGGAGAGTACTCAGCAGTCTTATTCATATGAGAAGAATCCACCAAAGTAAATACTTCAGATGAATTGTCTCCATATTCAAACTCTATAATTTTATCCATATATAAATTTTATACTATGGGGTAACCCCTGTTACTAACTCATCACCTATCGCACTTTGTATTCGTCCCTGTATAAGATCTTGTGCTTGAGCATTACTCCCCACCATCTTCCGATTTATATCTGCTAATACGTTTACAGTGTCATGCCCTGGACCTCCTAAGTCTTCTAAACCTCTGTCTAATGACTGTCTAATATATGCTCCAGCTGAAAGAGGGTCCTGTGCCATGAACGGTGAGAAGTGGTACAAAGAAGCCCAATACTTGGCTACAACTTCTGGATCTTCTTTTTTTAGTTTGGGATGAGCTTCTAGCATTTTTTCGTAATATTCCGCACTTTGATGTTTTACGTGCATTTCCTGTAATTTTCTTATGATAATTCCAACTACGTTAGTAACTACGCCCGCTGCTGCAGATACCCCGATTAATGCTGCAATTGTTTTCGCATCTATTGATGATGTTTTTTTCATTAGGGTGAAACTCTCCGTCTAGTTTGTGGTATTGCTAGTTCAGCAATAGCTCTATTTAGAAGTACTTTTTGCTCTTGTTTTCCAACTTCCTTTCCTGCTGCAAACGCTGCGGGAGCTGAAACACCTAATGTAGCCAGTACTTTATGTCTTTTAGCAAACTCTAAAAGTTCCTTACCTAATTTACCTACAAACGTCGTTGGTGCCCAGGCCGATTCTTTTACCAAACTTTTTTGAGTGCTGTCCTGTATAATTTCTTCACACTTGTCTTGGAAATGTTCTACAGTATTACTTATAGTAGCAAATTTCTTAAAACTATCAAGTACTTTTTCTGATTGTTTAAATATATCACTATCAGTATCTGGAGTTGTCGCGTGTTCCGCGTCTTTCTCAAAATCCACGTGTGGTATCTTTGTTGACAACTCGTCTTTAACCATCATGTCAATAGGTTTATTTAACCAAGGCATTGCCACTTTCATAATATTAGATATATCATTATATGACGTTCCTCCTAAGACTAGCTGCTCTGCTTGCTTTTTTAAGCCCTCAATACTTCCTTCGAAGTTAAGAGAAGCTTCTGACAACGAATTATTTAAAAAAGAGATATTACCATTTAGTCTTTCTACTTCTTGACGTAAGACTCCTTGATTGATAGGGACTACTTCAGCAGTCTTTTCTAACCCTGGGTATAGTTCCAAGTCTGTGATAAGGGGTACTGGTTCACTATAGTGGTCTGCAGAAGCTTTTAAACTTGACTCTTTAGTAATTCCAGTTACTGCTTCGTATGCTTCGTCAGCATTACCAACAGGATAATCTAGGTACTTGTCAGAGGATGTCTTCATTAATTGTAAGTAAGTCTCGTTATTTGCTGATTCTGTAATTCTAGAAATTTGTTGTTGGGAAAGACCTCTGTCTTTTGCTACCTTAACGATCCCTTCTGTAATACTGGAGTTGTTAGTGACGTAGTCTTTCGCAATGTTTTTACCCAGATTACTGAGCTCATATGATGTAATCATTAGTTTAATATATCTCCTATCTAATTTTGTGTCAAGTACTATTATGTAATTTACTAAAAATTATTTAACCCGTTTATCATCTCATTAGAGATAACTGCAAATATAAGAGCATGTAAAAAATCGTCCGGACCTACATTTATATACTTCATTAGATTTCTGTCTTCATCATAATCTGCGTATACATTTAATAAGTCTTCAGCAAACTCTTCAGTCTCTTCCCACTTAGGGAAAATTATTCTCTGGTCTTTTATTAGTTTAAATAGCTCAGTAATAACCTGTGTCCTATTTAATGTGTAGGCTGGCATCTTAACATTCCACTTGACCTTCTCCTTCTGAGAAGGTACATGTTGAAATGCTATGACACGTTCAAACCCTATTTTTGATCTTATTTCTGAGTTTGGAGCTTCACCCATCCCATAGTCCGATGCAAGATGCTGCGCATTCCACCTAGATAACATTCTGGGGACCTCCTTATGAATATAAGCATAATCTGCCTCTTTTCCAAGAAACTTCTTCATGTGGTGTACTCTATACTTACTTGACTCTGTAGATACAACTACAGAGACTGTATGAGATTTCTCTGAATTTACTGGCCCATAATCTAAACCCATTATAGTACTTGGTATCTTACGCGGGTCCTGAGGAGTCAGTATAGAGTAGGAAGGGTCACAGCAATTAACTATGTCTTGCTTAGTAATTGGTGATGTACCCTCATCGTATTCAAGCCCTAAGGTTTCATTAAAAAATATCGCCCTTGGTTGTCTACGTCGTTTTTCTATTACATCCCTTTTCCAGTCAATTCAAGGAGCGTAAGTAAAATGTAATACACATACCCTATACCCTTCCATAGCTGGGTCTTTTGGCCCTGTAGAAACTCATTGCCCTGCTTTTAAGGAATCTTGGGAAAGTATTTTACCACATTTTTTGCAGATCGGGCCGAGGTCTCCTATGCTATCATAGTCAAGCAAGTTCCAGTGATTACAATGCTCGCACTTAGGCATAAACTCTGCCTGTGTTGACTCAAACCATAAATCTGCGAGAGTGCCCCTAGAACGTTTAGGAGTTCCTGCGTACAAAGTATGTTTGTACATGGACCTATTCATAGCTTCTTGGGCAATAGGTACAATCTCTGCTCTTAGGTCCTGAGCTTCGTCAAAACATAGCATGTCTGCTGAATTACCAGTTATTAGCGGCACCTTTGTTTCAGAGTGTCTAGTTATAAAATTACCGTTAGGTACTACTACACAGTAAATTTTTCCTTTGTAGTTCTTTTCTTCAAAATATTTATGCTTGGTTTTTTTATACTTGTTTAGAAGGTAATTAGTATATGTGCGCGATCTTAGTTCAACAGAATATATTCTCCCATGTTTTCTATCTCTATGAACTATACTACATCATTTTCCAAGTCGTAACCAGGCTTCTTGTACTGTGTTAGCCAGTTCCAGTGACTTAGTAGTAAGTCTAAGATGTTTCTTATGGGTACTTTTTCTTTTACCATTTTTTATGTTGTCACCGTCGCCTTTATATAGCGCATCTAATAAGTCTGGCAGATACTTAGTGTAGTTTAGAAGTTCCCTTGGAATTCTTTTATCTCCCGATTTTCCTAACGGTTTTAACCATTCGTATAAGGTTCTATACTCGGACTGGCAAAACCATTGGTTTCCGTCTTGAGATGCAGTATGGCTAGGAAAGAGCTCTGCCATTAGATTATTAACCTCTTCCCAATATGCTGGATTGTGTTTTTTGTCTTGTGCCACGCCAAAGGCTGGACTAGATAAAGTTGTCCACCCTTCTGAAAGCCATCAACCCATAAAAGCCATGAACGGTTTAATAGGTAGTTTTATTGAGCTATAGGTCCTAATTTGGCCGTCACGGTAAGGAGTGCCGTCAGCTTTTATAGATGTCTTGAGTTCAGGCAACTCAAAGTAACCTGGTGACGAGTCCTTGTAGTGTAAAGTATTGGGATCACCTATACCAAGCCTGAAGTTTTGTGTGTGAATATCTTTTGAACGTATATCTGTCTGCCAACCAGTCCCGAATGGAGATCCTTCATGCTTTTGAGTAAGCATATCAGCATGCATCCTATGCTCGGGGGTTACCTCATGAACAACTCTACCTCGTTGAGAATAGTAATGTATTGGTCCGTCATAATCCTCTATGATTATTTCTGAGGGTTTTTGGTATTCGAGCTCGTTTGTGCCTTCGTTTTTAGTAAGTACTAAGTCATCTATAGTTAAATCCTTTACATCAACCCATCCACGTAAAGTCAAATATTGGTGAAGATGCGTCTTGCAATACCCACGGAGACGATCAGCCGACAATAATGCGTACCGCAAATACATACGTGACCCATTTAGTAACTGCTTCATGAATACGTTTTGCACTATAGTGCTATTCATGTAGTAGTCTTTAATAAATGGAGACCCTTCTAATGCAGGGTTAACCCTATCATGAGAAAAAACCTTTGTTTGTTCAACAGTTGGCGCTACGAACAATGTCCTGAAGTATTTAATCATGGCACTGTTAGTAATCATTATGTTAGCTAAGGACGTAGATTTACCTACCTGCCTGGAAGTTTTTAATACAATTTCCGGTGCAGGCGAATTATATATGGCCCGCATATGGGGATAGTCATCTAAAGAAAATGGTTTTCCATCAAGATACAGGAAATTTTCAGTAAACTCGCTTCTACTAAGAACTATTTCTTGAGACATTATTTTTTACGTCTTCTTTTGCTTCTATTATGAGATACTTGACTATCTTCTTCTTGCTTACGTTTTATTTGGTGTTTAAAAGATTGCTCTTTCTTTTTTTCTCTACGAATAATAGATGGTTTTTCATAGTACCTACCATTTCTAATAGTGTCCATTATACCGGCATCGTCTATCTTACGTCTAAAAAGACGAATTGCCGACTCTATATTGTTGTTATGTACTTGTACAGACAAAGGACTTGAGTCGTTGTGTTCTTTTCTATTCTGCCCTGTTCTTTCCTTTTCTTTTCAGCTGCCCTGTACGCTCCCTGTATTTGTTTGGTATGTTTTGTTTGTGTGCTGGTCGTAACTTACGTTGGTCCTACGTTTCTGTTTCATTTCCTATATTGGTTTAGGTGTTTATTTCTCGGATTTACCTCTTTTCATGTCATAGAACAAGTCTCCATACTTACCATGCTCTAATAATTTATATAATATGTTTCTAAAACTTTTTCTCGGTATTCCTCATCCCGTAGAATATTGTAACTTACGGTCGAGTTTAGTAGTTTCGGATGCGGACTGAAGTTGCTCTAAGTCGTCACCGGTCTCATCTGTGTTATCTAAGTAATCATCAGCTTTTCTACTGTAATTTCTAGCCATCATTTGCCCTATAAGTAGTTCAAGTGGGTATTGATCTTCCGGAATTCTTACCTCACTTCTATCTGGTGGCGGTGACAATCACTCGTTGTTAAGTACATCATACACTCCGAAGTGTGCATCTTGCCATACACTATGGTATTCCTCATTGTACTCTTGTATAAAGAAGTTTATTGGATGCTCTGTCCCTGTAACCGTTTGACCATTTAAAACGTCTTGATGCTTATGGTACTTAGCTGCATTTTCTTTTCCAGACACTTTTACATTAACATCAATATCGGACGTAAGTTTGTACTTGTATCCGGTAATAGACCCTAATACAACCACCTCTTTTACTTGAGATGATGGTATCCAAGAATATAGATATTTTAAGATCTGAGCTCTTACTCTCGGGAGGAGTGTTTGTGCGTCAGATCATACATCTTTAGCTAAGGTATCCTTAGGCTGATCTAGTATGCCGGAGGTTTTTATCATTTATTTTACATGGGTCCTGGGTTATTGTTATCGCCGCTCTGAGCCGAAGAAAGGTTAGCTTTCCATTCTTGTACGTTAAATTTGGTCTGATTTTCAGCATTTTTTATATTATTTTGAAGCTTTGAGGTTATAGGTTTCTGCTCTGGTGGGGCCTCTTGAGTATTTTTACGGGCATCCCATTTATCTCTTATGCGGCCAAACATCCTCCCCTTCTTCCCGCCTTGGAAAGCCCCCTTGTTATCTCGCATTTCGTCTACTACGTTTCTACTTCCAAAAGAGCTGGAGTTCTGCTCTTGTAGGGCCTCTGGCTTGGCGCCGGCAAGGCCTTGGGCCATATTTGGGCTCTGTTGTGTGAAACCTTCTAATGGATTTTTTGGTGCACCTGCTAATGGGTTTGCAAACCCCACATTATTCCCTAAAGTCTTTATTCCTCTGTTCGTACTCTCGTTTTGTCGTATAGCGCCTATCTTACCTGCCATGTTCTGCCCAAAATACTTTCCTGGCCCACCACCCATTAAGCCTTGAGCTCTCTGTGAAGGTTTGTAGTCTGCGGGCATTTCTTTTTGAGTTCCAGCTCCAGCTCCAGCTACAGCAGTATCTCCAGTAGTATCTCCAGTAGTAGCTCCAGCTCCAGCTACAGTAGTATCTCCAGTTCCAGTTTGAGAGTTATCTTCTGTTTTACTTTGGGCCCCGACACCGTCTTGTAACCTGGTTTTATCTATTGAGAGTTTCTTTTCCCAAGCAGAGTTTATAGCCCCCTGCGCTTTATTATAAGCGTCTGAGCCTTTTTCTGCGCCCTTTCTAGCTTTAATGGCTGCTTTTATATCAGCAAAACCACTTCCTTTTGCGTCAAACTGTTTTTC